ATGTGCAGAAACGGATTGTTTTCATGTTTATAATTTCTACGTGGGTGATTACGATAATATGCCTTGCCGGGACAATCTTGAATATTAAAAAGAATGTCATCTGTTTTTGGCTATGGTCGTTTGGAAATATAGCATGGCTGATATTTGACTGCACGGCTGGTTTATACAGCCGTGCGGTATTGGATGCAGTTCAGCTTGGTTTTGCAATTTGGGGAATAGTTGCATGGAGTAAAAACCAGCCCGTTTAAGCGACAGTTTTCCTTTCTACGGTTACGTTGTGCATAGATTACCATGGATGATGCGATATAGCAAGTAATGTATTGAACAATAAGGAGTTATATGGAAAATTCTTTAAAATTGACGTCGATCCCGAAGGATTTATTGGTTAAGTTGTTGCGTAGTTCCGGGAGTCGAGATTACACCATGGAAATATTGGAAGACGATATTGCAAGGGGTGCGCCAATAAATGACGATGGCACGATTAATCTGTTTGATTATGGTGCTTGGCTGTTTGCAAAGGGGTATAATAATGGATGATCGCATAATAAATCCGCTTTCAGTTCCAACTGCAACTCTTGTTGGAATTTGGACAGAAAGTAATAAACTGGGCATAAAAATCGTCTCGCGTGGAAAGCTTGATCGGGATTTCAAGGAATATCATTTTCGCCTGAAGGCCAAAGATAATCCAAAGAACATTAATTTCATTAAGTATGTTGGTTTTTTGGCATCGCCATTGCACCGGAAGTACACGGCAACTGCAGGTGGATATGAAGCCCATAAAGATGCTGTTGCAAAGCGGCAATTAGACCAAGCTCGTTCTGCGCGTGACATCGGGGCGTTGCCGGAAGTGGTCAATCCGCAGCGAAAAGAAAGTTGTGAGCGGAACTTTCAGTTGTTTTGCGAGGAATATTTCCCACACACTTTCGAACTGGAGTGGTCTGAAGACCATTTAAAAGCAATTGATAAAATTGAAACATCCGTTATGCTTGGAGGGTTGTTCGCGTTAGCCATGCCTCGCGGTAGTGGCAAATCGAGCATTTCAGAAATCGCATGCATCTGGGCGATGCTTTACGGGCATCGGGAATTTGTCACATTAATAGGTTCAACCGAAGCAGCTGCCCTTGAAATGCTCGATAGCATAAAAACCGAGCTGGATACGAATGCATTGTTGGCGGATGATTTTCCCGAGGTGTGTTATCCGATTGCTCAGTTGGATGGGATTGCAAATCGGTGCGCCGGGCAGCTTTACTGTGGAGAAAGAACAAAAATAACATGGACGGCAAATGAAATTGTGCTGCCCACCATTGCCGGAAGCAAATCAAGCGGGATAGTTATTCGCGTTGCCGGAATTACAGGCCGTGTGCGTGGAATGAAATATAAAAGGGCCGATGGAAAAACGGTTCGTCCAAGTTTGGTTATTGTTGATGATCCGCAGACCTCGGAATCTGCCGGTAGTCTGGAACAGACGCGGAAGCGCGTCCGTGTCCTCGCCGGAGACATTCTCGGTCTTGCCGGACCGGGCAAGAAAATATCTGGCATCATGCCTTGTACCATCATCCGTCCTGGAGACATGGCTGACATCATTTTAAATCGGAATACGCATCCCGAATGGAATGGCGAAAAAACCAAGATGGTCTATCAATTTCCTAAGAACTTAAAACTCTGGGAGGAATATGCCGAAATTCGTGCCGAATCATTGCGGGAGGATGGCAACATTCAAAAAGCAACAGATTTTTATCTAGCCAATCGTGAAGCGATGGACGAAGGAGCGGTTATTGCCTGGAAAGAGCGTTACAACCATGATGAGGCGTCGGCACTTCAACATGCGATGAATCTAAAACTTCAAGACGAGATTGCATTTCAAGCTGAGTATCAAAACGAACCCATGCCGGAAGATATGCAAGACGACACGTTGTTGACTGTTGATGAAATCGCTGGAAAGGTTAATGGAATTGCTCGTGGAAAAGTTCCGCTTGATTGCGTTCGTATTACAATGTTCATTGACATTCAGAAGGCATTGCTTTTTTATGCTGTTGTTGCTTGGAGCGATGATTTCACTGGGGCGGTAGTGGACTACGGAGCATGGCCGGATCAAGGGCGGCATCGGTTTTCTTTAAATGACGCCAATCCGACTTATTCGATGAAGTTTCCCAAGGCGGGGTTTGAAGGAGCAATGTACAATGCTTTGGATGCTCTCGTAAAAGAACAAATGCTTCGAGAGTTTCAGCGCGAAGACGGCGCTATGTTACATATTGAGCGGGCGATGATTGACGCTAACTGGGGCAGTTCAACAGATATTGTGTATCAGTTTTGCCGACAATCGGAATATTCAAGCATCCTTTACCCAGCACATGGCAGATATGTTGGAGCGAGTTCCAAGCCAATGACGGCCTACAAAAAAGAGCGTGGCGCACGTCTTGGTTTTAATTGGTACATCCCAGCTATTGCAGGAAAACGAGCCGTCCGACACGTTGTTTTTGATACAAATTTTTGGAAGTCATTCATCCATTCGCGTTTTGGAGTTGCAATGGGGGACAGAGGTTGTCTGTCGCTATTTGGGCGGCAACCAATAGCTCACCAGCTTTTTGCAGAACATCTGACGGCCGAATATCGTGTTAAAACGCAAGGATTAGGCAGAACAGTTGACGAGTGGAAGTTGCGACCGCAACGGGGAGACAACCACTGGTTGGACTGTGTTGCCGGGTGCGCGGTATGTGCTTCAATGCAAGGTTCGGCTTTACCGGAACAAATGAATGCACCACAACGTAAAAGCCGGGTACGACTATCCGACCGTACTGCGGTCATGCCATCAACAGAATCCCCACCACCGGCTATTGTCCCGCCTCCGCCCTCCGGAAAAACGGCATCCGGGCGCATGAAGCTGTCGGAATTGCAAAAAAACAAAAAATATTAAAGTATTTTTACGATTAAACAGGAGTCGTTTGACAATATTTCTTGTTGTCTGTGGCTTCTCTCGCGCAATGTCGCATAGCGTTATGCTCAAAAAAGCATGAAAAATGGATAATAGCGGCGCGTTATGGAGGTATTTGGTATTTGGCAATATATGAGGTGAGGGATAATAATTTTAAACTTTAGGTGTTGCAAATGTCAGAAGATGTGAATAGTGCTGATAAGATTTTAGAAAATGCATCTGCTCCGAAGTCGGCTGAGGTGGATGGGCAGAAAGTGGAGCAACATTCTATTGACGACCAAATCAAGGCGGTCAAGTTTGCAGAGTCCATGAAGGCGAGTCGTTCAAAAAAACCTGGGATTCGAATTGGGAAAATGATCGCCGGAGGCACTGAATGTTAAAAACACTTCGTTCATTGTTTGGCAATAAGGAAAAGCGGAGCGCCGGACGAGGTGCAAGAGTTGTTCGTGGGCGTTTTGATGCAGCAAGTCTTTCCCCGGACAATGCCCGCCACTGGGCGGCGGCTGAATACTTGTCGGCCGATGCGGAGGCGCGTGAAGATATTCGCCGCATCCTTCGTGTTCGTTCCCGCTATGAGGTCGCAAACAACTCTTATGCCAGAGGCATGGTCTTGACACTTGCCAACGACACGATTGGAACGGGACCGCGCTTGCAGTTATTGACGGAGGACGAAGCATTAAACAGTCAAGTAGAAGGGGCGTTTCAGAAGTGGGCAAATGCCATCCGATTAGCGGAAAAGCTCCGGACGGTGCGTATGGCACGGTGTCAGGATGGCGAAGCTTTTATTATCCTTGCCGAGAATCCGCGCTTGGACAACGAAGATGTCAAACTTGATTTGCAACTAATCGAAGCCGACCGTGTTACCGACAATTGCGTAAATTGCGATGCAAATGTAATTGATGGTATTGTATTTGATGATTTTGGCAATCCGCTGGAATATAAAGTGTTAAAATACCACCCAGGCGGAGATGAGTTCGGCAATAACACGCTGGAATCATTCACCGTTGAAGCTCGGTATATGGTTCATTATTATCGTCAAGACCGCGCCGGATTGCATCGTGGCATTCCCGAAATCACACCGGCACTTCCGTTGTTTGCACAGTTGCGACGTTTCACCTTGGCGGTTTTATCCGCAGCGGAAGCGGCAGCGGATTTTGCCGGGATTATTTATACTGACAATCCGGTAAATGGCGAGGCAGAAGAACTGGATGCTCTTGATCCGATAAGGCTTGAGCGAAATATGTTAATAACCATGCCCGGTGGTTGGAAAATGGGACAGCTTGATCCCAAGCAACCATGTTCCACCTACGGAGAGTTCAAAGCGCAGATTTTGAACGAAATAGCCCGATGCCTGAATATGCCATTTAACATCGCTGCAGGAAACAGTTCAGGCTATAATTATGCTTCCGGGCGCTTGGATCATCAAACTTACTATAAAGCTCTGAGAGTCGAACAGGCAAATATCGCAAATGTTATTCTTGATCGAATTCTAAAGGAGTGGCTTCGGGAATATTCGCTTTCGGTTGGCTTGGATATTGACACCAACGCCGACCATACTTGGTTTTGGGATGGAATGGAGCATGTTGATCCGGCGAAAGAAGCGAATGCGACAGATACAAAACTCTCCAATCACACAACAACCTATGCTGCTGAATTTGCAAAACAAGGACGTGACTGGGAGGAAGAGTTTGAGCAAATAGCGAAAGAAAAAATAAGGATGCGCGAATTGGGCATAACGATTGAAGATGTGGATTTAAGTTCAAAATCCAGTAACAATACCGAGGAGGCTATTGATGAGTGATTTTATGTTAATCGAAGCGGCAAATGGTGCGAAGCCTCGTGTTTCGGGGACGGCATATTCGGGTGG